TTCTGGTGCGGCCACGGCTGGCCCGTATGTTGTTGCTGGCGAAACCGGAACTCCGACACCGTAAGGGGGTGATCCTATGGCATGGGGAAGCATTGGATGCTATGCGGGACTGATATTTACGGTATCAAGTTGGCGCGTCTTGACACCTGACAATATCACCGGGAGTACATCAAGCAACTGGGCCACGCACAGTGTAATCGGCGGCAAAGACAAGAGCGAGTACACGGGGCCGGGTTTGAAGTCGTACCAGTTTGAAATCCAGTTGGTTTCAAAGCTGGGCGTGAACCCGCGCAAAATCTTTGACGCACTCATGAAGCACTGTGAAGCTGGAACGATTGACTACTTCATCCTGAACAACAAACCTATGTCGCAGAATCCGTTCAAGTTGACAAAGGTGACGACGGGATGGGGTGCGGTGCATCGTTTCTGGGGACTGAAAGACGGTAAGGTTACTTTGACGTTGGAGGAATACGCACCGTGAGCGACGATATGGAAACTATGACGCTTGGCGGCTTCGACGTTGAGATTGAGCCGTCTGGCAAAACCGAAGAACTGGATATTTACAACTGTCTGCTGACACTCTATGGCAGCAAAGAGGGAGAACAAGCCCTTGACCGGGAGTTTGGCTTGAACATGGAATGTTTGAGTTTGCCCGCCGAAGCTGCACAGGCGATGCTCACGGCAGAGATCATTCGCAAAACAAAGAAGTACGAGCCGCGGGCGGAAGTGCTGGAAGTGGAGTATGAAACGAGCCACAGCCAGCAAGGACGCATCCGGCCAAAGGTGGTGGTGCAGATTGTCTAACATTGCTGAGTTTGCCGATATACCGGAGTACAGCGTTACCGGAAACCTTACGTTGCAGGATGTAAGCAATCTGGTGACGGAAATCTATACCCGGAACTATAAGGCCGTGAACGGTACGGCCCCGCCCCTGAACAAAGCAGACCCGATTATGCTTACCCTGAAAAGCATGACGGAGCTGTACTACATGATGATTCAGATCGCGGAGAAGCGCACCCGCTGTGCGCTGCTGAAAACAGCGACCGGCGCAGAGCTGGACAACATGGGCTTGCCGTTTGGCGTGAAGCGCACCCCGGCAACCTATGCAACGGTGACGGTTCGCTTTACGCTGTCTGCCGTTCAGAAAACCGTTGCCATGATCCCGCAAGGAACCCGCGTCAGAACTGCCGCGGGTGTTTATTTTGCCACAATGGACTATGCACAGATCGACATTGGCAAGACCTATGTGGATGTGCTGGCACAGGCCGAAGTGGTAGGCGCGGGCGGCAACGACATTCCGCCCGGTGTTGTTGATACACTGGTTGATGCCATTCCGTATGTGGCGGCGGTGGAGAACACCGACACCAGCAGCGGCGGCGCAGACGTGGAGAGCGACGACAGCCTGACCCGTAGAATCTGGCTTTCTCCCACGACATACTCCTGCGCTGGCCCAAAGGACGCTTACGAGTTCTGGGCTATGTCGTTTCGGTCGGACGTAGAGAGCGCAATCGCTGTCAGCCCGCGGGACGTGGCCTGCACGGTGTACATTTTCTTCATGCTGACCGGCGGCAAGATGCCGAGCGAAAAGGATATGAGCGAAATGCAAACGTATCTGATGAACGAAGCCCGCCGCCCTATGACAGACCGCGTAATCTGCAAAGCACCGGAAGAGGTGGAATATTCCATCGACTTCACCTATTACATCGGCTCTGGAAATTCCAAAGGCGCAAGCATCGTTCAGGAGAGCGTGGCAAAAGCGGTGGAGGAATTTCAGGAGTGGCAGCGTTCCATTGGTCGGGACATTAACCCGATGGAGCTGATCGCCCGCCTGCGGGCCGCTGGCGTGAAGCGAGTGGAGCTGCGCCAGCCGGTCGATAAGGTGATCGAGAACGGCATGGATTCGGGAAAAGCCGTTGTGCAGATTCCGAAACTGAGCGGAACGCCGACGATCATCTACGGAGGTATCGAGGATGATTAACCTGCGGGACGCAAGGATCACGGACGGCCTGCCGCGGATTGTTGCAGAACAGCCGTGGGCGCAAGTCCTGTCCGCCGTCTACGGAGAATTGCAAGACCGGATGTTTGAATATCTCGACACGGGCATGACGTTCTCCGAAGTGGACACCTGCGACGAGGGTGT